TCTTAACTCGCCGCTTGTATAGCTTTGTATAAAATTAACACCACTACCATTATGAAAAATCTGTAAATCGCTACTATCCCCAAAGAGAGCTTTACTATTGTCTCCAAGACTTATATTCTTATTAAAGTCCCAGCTATCACCTGTGCTATTATAAGTTATAGTTGCCGAAGCGCCATCAACTGTAATACCAGCGCCATTCGCCGCGGTTCCATTTGCAGCTCCCGATGCCAAAGTAATATTGAGATCGTCGACAGTAAGAGTAGTGGAATTAATAGTAGTAGTAGCGCCATCAACTTGTAGATTTCCTTTAATTATAACCGTGCCTGTATTATCACCAACTGCGGCAGGGTCAACAACAAAGCTTGCTGGACCACGAAGTTCGCCTGTAGTAGTAATATTTCCAGAGTTAATAGTACTAAAAGTTGGAGTAGAGGTGCCGCCGTCTAGGTAGCTTTCAATTTTTGTGTTGAGAGAAGCGGAAACTGCTTGATTTGAAGCGTTTCCAATAAAAATATCGCCGTCATCAAGATTTGGAACAGCATTACTTCGACCTGCGCCTACAATAAAGATGCTACCACTTGAAGCGGAACGAGTAACTTTACCAATCTTTTGTAAAGCTGAAGATTCGCCCGTTGGTGCTGTAGCTGTTAGCGCGCCCGCTGTAGTAGATACAAAGAGTTCGTCGCCTTCGCTATAGGAAGATGTATCAATACCAGAAAGAATACCATTTGTATAAATATTGACAGGCTGGCTAGAAGACGCTGCGGCTGCCACAAGACCAAAAGCAGGCATTTTGCTTGTATCGTCTGCATCCGCCTTTGATACGATTGTAGTATTTCCAGAGATTCCAGAAATATATACTACTTCGCCTTTTGCAAGGGCTTCCCCTGCTTGTGCTTTGAAAAGTACTGCGCCTCGAACGTCTCCGATAAATTCACTTGCTTCAACATCACCAGTTACTGTGACCCCATCTACATTGAACTCAGCAACAGTTGTTTCGTCTTTTTGAATAAGAAGGTCGCCAGTTCCAGTTTGATTAATTACGGAATCAGTTGCATTATGATAAATCTCAAGATCTAATCCAGTACCAAGTCTTAATTTAACATCATCAGGAAGATCAAGACTAGTTGTAGTATCCAAGCTAACTGCACGATTGCCGATTTCGACTTCTATGCCAGTGCCGCTTGGGGGTGCGCTTGAGAAAGTAAGAGTAGTTCCGCTTACAGAATAGTTTGATTTTGACTGATATACGCCATCAATAAATACACGAGTGTTATTTTCATCACCTGGATCTAACGAAAGAGTAAAAGCAGTAGTAGAGTTATTACCAGAAAAAGTATCTACGCTAACATTTCCATCACCAATCTTTTTCTTGAAAGCAAAGATTTGAAGATAGTCGTTTACAGCAGCCGCTGAAGAGAGAGTAACTAAAGCGCCATTAGTTGCAGTATAATCCGTCTCGGGGTCAAGAAGAATACCATTAAGAAATACTTGTAGAGCACCTGCTTCATAAGATAAAAAAGCACTATTATCATCATTTCCGGAAAAAGCAGTTTGCGAAGCAGTAGCAGTATAAAGATATTCTACAAAAATTCCATCCGCAGCAGAAGCTCCTCCGCCTCCGGAAATCTCTACAATACTTTCGGTACCTCCAACGCTTTTCTTGATGTACATCTTGCCATCATATGTATTAATAGCAACTTCACCTAATTCAAGTTGTGACGTTGTGGGTGCAGCGCCCGCAGTAGCGGAACGCTTTAATTTAATAGTCTGCGCCATGTGGCTCCTCCATTACGGGCGTATATACGCTGAAGAGTTTTTTAGAATGTGCCGCCGTCCAGCGTGTTTGCCCAAGAGGCTACACCAGAAGTGTTCATGCTTAATATATAATCAGAGGCAGTCGCGTTTCCGGAAGGCTTCACAAGTCGAGTATACCCAGCATTTGATGCAGCACCGATGAGCAAATCACCAACTGCTGTAGCTGAAATTCCCTTAATTCGTAAGGCATCTGAGTTTACTTCGACAGTGATATTATCGTCGTTTACGTTGAGAGTGTTTCCTGATTTACTGAGCGCATCTCCTGCAACGATTTGACCTGCGCCTGAGAACTGAGAAACAGTAAGAGCAGTAGTACCAAGAGTTGGAGCACCGTTATGAGTAAATACATATCCATTGTCTGCGCCTACAGTACCTTCTTCTACGAAAGTAAATACTCCACCAGTCATTTCTGCAGAAACATTTGCATCATCGGCTCGAGTAAGTACCCAAGCGGTAGAGCCGTCGCCTACAGTAGTAACTACGTAGATACCGTTTTCTGCTGCTGAAGACTGATCTTTAACAAGAACTCTATCCGCTGCGACTACTGTTACACCGTCTAATTGCAGGGCGGCATTTGATCCAGAGTTTGTAAGAGTTCCGCCAGCATTGTTGTAGTTTGCAGAAAGGTTAGCAGTAGTAGCTAATCGTACAGAATCTTTTACGTCAAGGGCTTGTTTGATTGCATCGACATACTCTTTTGACACAAGAGAATTTGCACCGAATCCAGTACGATTCTTATATCCAGAAGGAACAGTAACTGTACCAGTACCATTTGGAGAAAGTACCAGATCACCATTTGTGTCAGTAGTAGAAATTGTATTCGTATCTACGCGTACATTATCTACGTCTAACTGCTGAAGACCAGCAAGTGAAGTAGTAGTTTCTCCAGCATTTAAGCTAGAAGAACCAAGGGTAATTGTATTTACCGCTACAGCACCTGAAGATACTGTAAAGTCTGTGGAGTCAAAAGACGCTACACCTTTGTTAGAAGAAGTTGCAAGCTCTCCCGCAATTGTAACAGTTACATCAGTACCAGATTTGGCAACAGAAATATCAATTCCTTCACCACCAGTAAATTGTAAATCATCTGTAAGAAGAGCAACATTTGCAGTGGAAGAGTCGTCTGTTGCATCAATTGTAAGAGTTGCTGCAACATCTGTAAAAGTAACTACACCAGAACCATCAGTGACAAGTGCTTGTCCGTTTGTACCGTCTGTAGTCGGGAGTGTATAAGCCCCAGAAAACTCTACCTGACGACCGAACTTGACAAGTTCTGCAGCATTTGTACTATCAAAGGTGAGATAGGTGTGGTCAGCGGTAGCAAATGTTCCTGCAGTGGCTGAGTTATCGACTAATTTAAATTCTGTGGCTTGTCCTGTGAGATCAATAGTACCTGCAGTAACTACTAAATTACTAGCAGGATTTATGGTAAGATCTCCGGATGAAGTATCAATATGATTAGTAGTATTATTAATGCGAATATTGCCAGTAAGTAATTTATTTACTTTACTGTTTGAGTCTACAAGAATTGCACTATCAGCAGTAAGAATACCTGCTGTGTGATCAAGCATATCTATATAAAGTTTACCACCGATAGCTACTACAGCATTATCTGCTGGAGCTCCAATAAATAATTTATCACTATTATCAGAATAAGCTAATTCACCCGCAGTAAGACTACTAGGTGCGGCAGTGGTAGTACTGCGTTTGATTTTGATTGTTTGAGCCATTTAAAGTCTCCGGTTAGCCTTAAAAGGCTCCTGCGTCAAGCGTGTCAGAGTCATCAGCAGCCGCACCTACAATTATAGGGACCCACTCGAATACATTTGTGCTTGTCTCGCGATATACTTTTAACTGATTATCATCAGTATCGTACCACGTATCTCCTTCTGAAATTGTGGATGTTCCTTCGATTATACTACCAGTTGGAACACCGTCTGAACGAAAATTTTGATCTGCCAGTTGCTTTAAAGCATCTGTAACATTAGTTGCAGTAATAGTGTTGTAAGGAGTGAAAACAACATTATCCGCATCCATAAAATTAACAGGAATAGCAAAGTTATTAACTGTAATAGTAGTATTATCAGGAGTAAGATTTAAAGATATATCATTTGTATTAGATACAGATATATCTGTTACTTCTTCTGTAATAGTTACTTGAGTTGTAGCTGACATTTTCTATCTCGTAACTTCTTGGTTTAAAGTAACCTTTCCCTCGAGAAGCCTTTTAACAATAGCATCACTTCCTGTATGGATTTCTAGGTCATAAAAATATATTCCTGCTTCCATCGCAGAAGATGTAGTTGCTGGAAGCTCCATCTTTAAAGTACCATTATTAACATTTACAATGGTGCAGGTGAATGTGCCTGCCACTGTAGAAGAAGTCTTGGTAGGACGCATTTGAGCCCTAGCAGAGTAGCCAGTAAGGTCTTTGGCGGAACCTGACTCATTGATTGTTAAGTCAATGGCAAAAGTCGATCCCTGGTCAATCACTAAGTCATAGTTTGCTGCACTCATTAAATTCTCTCCATTGTCAAATTATAGCAAAAGGGACATACGTAGTCAAGAACTATTTTTTAAGAGGTCTTGCTTACGAAGGTTCTGTAGGCCAACTTACATTATTGGGATCGTCTAGGTTTGAGGGCAAGTTTGGTATAATGTCACGCAAGGACTGCCTATATGTTTGCCATTCTGCTTTTTTACTGTCTGAAAGAGGGGAGTCCGGCGATTGAGTCCAATCAGACAAACCTAGTTTAAAGTTTCTTTGTCTTCTTACTTCTACCAGTAGTTCTTCTGTATTAACTACCCATGCATCGTTCCATTTATACCAATCTGTAGGTCTGGATCCCCTATGTACCCAAGCTCCTTCGGACCAATAATTTTCTACCATAAATTGAGCCGGATCTTGAAACCCAAGGGTTTCTAAGTCATCTCTCATAATATGTCGAACAATTTGGGTATCGTCGGGATCTACAAAAGCTCCATCGCTAGGAAAAATACCAGGTACACCTGTTATTGTATAAATTTCTCCTGTATTTGCATATGTAAATGCTAGCCATGATATTCCTGCCATAATTTAATTCCTTAATTTCGCCACTATTACGGGGCTTGAGTTATTAGCGTGTAATGTTCCAACAAAACTCGCAGTAAAATAATTTATAAATTGTATCCTATTACTATAAAAATAGAAATTATTCCAGGCGGCTCCACCTGAACTGCTAAAGCTATAGTAAGGCTTTCCTCCTCCTACATAAATTCCTGAAGTACTTCCAGTCCAGCAATCTGTATTTCCCAAAAGAGTTCCTGCTGGAAAAATTGCTAATATTGTAAAAGACTTTGTGTAAGAATCCGCATAGGTTTTAGTGCTTGTACCTCCTGCATCAAAAAGAGTGATACCATAAGTACCTTGTGACGGAGGAGTGTCAGAGTCAGTTTCTCTTACTCTTACCCAGTTTAATGTCGATCCAGCAGAAATACTATTACTACCAAAACTTTGGTTCATTGCTGTATGCCCTGAGCTTGACTTATTTACAAGTATTATTTCATTATTTTGTTTAGTGAAACTGCTTGTAGAAGTAACTGAGCCGGGAACTTGCATTTGAGTCTGAGCATTAGTGTCTAGTAAAGTATTTCCTGCTTCTCCGAATACTTGAATACCATATGCCATAATTAAAACCTCACTGCTACGTATTTTATAGTTGCTGAACTACTCGTATTGTTATCTAAAGTGAAGGAGCCAGAAGATCTATTAACATCTACCATTTGAGTTCCATATCCTAAAGCATCAGGTTCATCGTAAAAAATAACCCCTACTTCGTCTGTGTTTGAAGATGTCATTCCAGGACAGCTTATAGAACCCGAAGTTGAATTAGCAGATATTGTTACACTTCCTGAAACTATTGCTGTAGTCTGTTTGTCCGTCCTAGAGTCAAGTATATTATTACCCGAACTATTAAATACTTGAAATCCATAACCTCCTGTTGAAGAAGTAAAAGTTAATACTTTATTGCCTGATGTAGCTCCTCCCCACGGGCTTGTAGTTACACCGCTCCAATACCATTGAGTAGTAGTGATATAACTGATATAGCTAGTGCTAGCCGCTTCCCTGGCTAAAAACAGTCCGTCAGGAAAGCTTATACCTCCCCAACCTGAGTTTGCTAACTGAGAAGTACTGTGTATTTGTATTCTAAAAGAATCTAAATTAGAGTCCCAATATGCGGCCTCAAAAGAAGCCCCCGAATAAATATTAGAAGTACCGTCCGATCTCGAACCATATGTAGGAGATATAGTAGAGAAACCCACTCTAGTAGAATAAGTTCCTAATGTTACTGTTTGTGTATCTGCTGACATTATGCTAAGTTTCCTACTTTAACTCTTAATGTTGAATTGGAATCGTATATTCGTATACTACCGTTATTATTAAAAAACATACTATTTGCTGTGCTATCTGCATTTGCAGAGATAGTCAATTCTCTTGCACTAATTGTACTTGCTGTAATATGGCAAGCATCGATAGTATCTGCTGTAAGACTATTAACAAACCAATCTCCTGTAGCATTATTGGATAGTTGAAAATCTGTACCGTTTACAAGAGTAATACCATTAGATCCTGTATACGTTTGTCCTGCGGAACCCCAGGTAAATGTTCCGTCTCCATCAGAGAGAAGAGCCTGTCCCGCACTTCCATTTCCTGAAACATTTAATTCTGAGGCACCCACTGCATTTGCAGCAATTTCTGAAGCTCCTACTGAGTTGGCAGCTAGAGACACAGCTATAGAAGTGGTGCCGGAGCCTGTTGCGTCTCCGCTCAATGTAATAGTTTGGTTTCCAGTAAGATAACTACCAGTATTTTGCTTGCCTGCTAATAAAGTATTGACTTCTGATTCAGTATAATATCGAGTATCGTGAGTATGAGAATCATTTGCCACTGTTACAGTAATTGAAGTTGTGCCAGAACCGCTAACATCTCCACCTAATGTAATAGTTTGATTTCCTGTGAGGTATCCTTGAGAAGCGTGATTCCCCCAACCATATGCTGTATTCCAATTTGTTGAATTTCCGCCTGTAGCAGAAAGTACTCCGGTTATGGTAGCTCCAGTACTTGAGGTTGCAATTTTTGAAGAGCCATTATGGTATATACTAACGGCTCCGTTTTGAGCAGCGTAAAGGGCCCACTCATTATCAGTATCATTATAAATTCCTACTGCACCGGCACCGTTTGACATAAAGACCCAGTCGTCACGAATTGCATATCCTGCCCAAGATACTCCTCGGTCATCATCAACTTTTATAGTACCGTAATTTCCTGTAGCCGTATCAATGTAGCCAAGAGGAGTACTAGCATTTTGCTTGCCTCCTAGTAAACTATTAACCTCTGATTCAGTATAATATCTGGAATCGTGAGTATGAGAATCATTTGCTACAACTATTGCTCCATATGTACCGGATACATCACCACCGAACGAAGTAGTTGTTCTTAAAACAGTACTATCTACTGCTACGGAATCCGCAGCTACAGAAATACCAGAGCCCGCTCCTACATTGAGAGTAAGATTTACTGCTCCCGAGTTATCAGTACCTCCACCCGTTAAACCAGAACCCGCTCCGATTGTTATTCCAGTAATATCACCAGTATTAGTAGTGTAGCCATAACTTAAAATTTTGTCTTGTATAGCCGCAGCAGTCATTAATACAGAGTTAGAATCTGAAAAACTTTCTCCAGAGGTCTGAAGTGCAGAGCCTGCAAGCATAGCAGTAGTTACACCAGATACATTTACTTGATCAGAACTAACCGATATACCAGAACCGGCATTTACAAAAAGTGTTCCTCCAGATTTGCCTAAGCCATCTCCAGCTGAGATTGCGGCCTGAGCACGACCATTAGTAAAGTAAAGATTTGATGATCCTTCTGCAAGATCATCCGTACTTAGTCCAGCAAGAGACGAAGGAGATCCTGTTATGCTTCCTATAAAACTTCCATAAAAAGTTGCTGCTTCTACGGACTCGCTTCCAAAGGACCAGCGATCATTACTTTCTTTCCAAACAAAAGTTTTGTTTGCTTGTGTTCCTCGCTCTACTTCTATACCTGCATTTTCCGTAGGACTACTTCCAGTGAAGTTACTATTTAATACAATAATATTATCAGCAATATTTACAGTTTCAGTATTAATTGTAGTAGTTGTACCACTTACAGTTAAATTACCTGAAACAACAATATTATTACCAAAAGTTTTATTTCCATTAATAGTCTGAGTACCGCTAGTTCTTACAACACTACTATCTACTGCGATTGAATTTGCTGCAACAGATATTCCGTCCCCCTGTCCTACTGCAAATGTACCCGAAGACAGAGTTAACCCGTTTCCTCCTGCAAAATGTGCTCGTACTTCAGAGGCGCTTGGACCTGTATAAGTAAATACACCTGTAGAAGAGTTATAAGAAAAAGAACCATCTCCTCCTGTATCAGTATGACTAAATAAACCTCGAATATCTGAATTTGAAGGTCCGGTGTATGTGTAAGCCCCCGTAGAAGAATTATAAGAAAAAGATCCCAACCCTCCGTTATCACTGCCTGACATGGCAGATCTAGCACGAGCATTAGTAAAGTATAGATTTGAGGAGCCTTCTGATAGAGCGTCTGTATCAGGATGAACTGCATTTACACGAGCATCTGCACGAGTATTAGTAAAGTATAAACGACTACCTTCAGAAATACTTGAAGTTGTTGCATCTACATGTATAGTTGCCTCTGAACCGGAAACTGCTACGTTTAACCCTGTGGTAAAATTAAGAGAAGTAATATTTGTACCGTCAGTGTTTCCATCCTCTTTAATAGTTCCTAGTCCTGCTGGAGCATTTACAGTACTACTAGAATCTACTACTACTCCTGATAGAGTTAAGTCTGTACCATCCCAAAGAATGTGTTTTGAAGCGCTCCCAAATACGAATTTTCCTGCAGTAAGATCAATATGAGCACCTTTCTCTGCCCCTGAGGGAGCAGAATTTGCGTCAGGAATGGAGTTTGCTCCTGAGTTCTTTAATGTTCCTGCAGTAATGTTTCCAAGATTTGCCGATAACGCCGAAAGAGTATTAGTTGAAATGTCTGCGGCACTAACTGTAGTTGCATCAATAAGAGTAGCAACAATGGAGTTTGCAGCTACAGAGTCTGCGGTTACAGCTCCTGCAGCAATCTTGTCTGCTGTAATGGCATCCGCAGCCAGAGCTGCCGTAGTAATTTCACCTGCTGCAATATGATTTGCATTAATTACATCAGCGCCTACGTGAATTGCTTGAATAGAGTTGGTAGTAATCTCATTCGCTGTAATTTGATTTGCTGCAATCTTTTCCGCTGTGATAGCATTTGCAAAAATCTTATCAGTAGTAATACTTCCAGTAACTACTAGATCTCCGTCAATTACTTCTGCTTGTTGCTGCCAAGCCCCTCCATCATACGTCCATGCACTTTGACCAGTTTGATTTGCTTCTGTTCCTTCAAAAAATATTGCCTGATCACCAACTACAGGGCTTCCTGGGCGATTGGTCCAGTTTGTATCCCACGCAGTTTGAGCGGCTGCAGATGTTGTAGGTAAAGAAGTAACCGGAACTTGCCAACGTCCCGCTCCTCTCTTGCCTCGTGAATTTACAAAAAACTCAGCAGCGTATGAACCAGAAGATCCTTTTTGTACAACTGCAAGAATTGCGTCCTCTCCAAAATCTGGAGTTAGACTTTGTTTCATTGCATATGAGCCTGAAAAAGTACGAGTAGCACTTCTTTTTACATATAAAAGAGTATTACTAATTACTTCTGCCACTTCAAAGTATTCGGTAGTAGCAACTTGAGTGCCTACAGTAGACCCTGCGGTAATTTTTATTAATGCTCCTTCGGAAAAATCGGAAGTAAATGTAGTGCTGCTTCCAGTTACTACTGTACCTCCGGCAGTAATAGATACAGTGCCAGAAGTTGAAGCTAGACCGTTATTTGCTACCCCTACTTCTTTAAAATAATTAAAATTAATAAGTAAACCAGCACTATCTTGAGCAACATTATCAGTGTGAACTTGAACAGCTTTCCAAGGGTCAGAAGGAGCAGCACTATGGTCGTAGTATAAATATGCCGTAGTATTGTTCGACATACTATTAAAAGACTGCTCTTTTTGTGCTGTTGTAGCTGAAGAAATTCCTAAAACATAAGAAGAAGGCGCAATATAGCTATAGTTTTCTTCTTCAAAAAGTAGTTTTCCATTTGTATAATCAAAGTCAAGACTAGTTGTAAGAGTGCCTCCTCTTGCTATTCTTGAAACTCGATTTAAGTTAGGTGGAGGCGAAACAAGAGTACGATTAACACTATTCCATTTTGATTTTGCACCCGAATCAGAAACTGTTCTTATTTTAACTTTATATTTTCCAGCAGTAATATTTGGAAGGCGTACACTATTTCTAGATGCAGGAACGACTACTTCAGATAAGCTATCAGGCAGGTTTCCTTTAATAAAATTATGCTGAATTTCAAAACGGTTCGCAAAACGGTAATCTCGAGAAGTTGTTGTCCCTCCTGTGTCTACAAAATCTTCAGTAGGGTTAGACCAAGAAATTAATGCCTCAATGGATGTCTCTGCAGCATCAATTGCTGGAGAAGCGGCAGGAACTAATTCTACTGATATATTTTCTGGGTAAGGGATTTCTTTATCGCTATTAGAGGCTGTTGAATAGTCAGGAATAACTACCTTTCGATGAGAATCTACTCCATCATATTTATCAATTGCTATTTCTGTTGCGGAAATATTATACTTCTCTCCCTGCCCTTCTTCTGCTATGCCAATAATTCGGAACTGACGAATATCAGTATTTGCATACTCTTCATCTGGTCCAATTGCCCAGATAACATCAGCATCCGGAGTCGAAGAAAAAGCAGAAGAAACAGTAATACTGTTCGTACTATTACCGTTAGCATTGGAAATATATCTTTTTTCTATTCTAGTATTTTTACTAAATTGAGCAGTTACAGCATTTCCGCTGTCATCTACTAAATTAGCTACTCCGGAGGCGGTAGTTATCGGATTTCCGTTAGTATCTGCAGTAATTAAACCACCTCTCTTATAAAGAACACCATTAATAGTAGCTTCCGCATTTTGAGCAAGATAAACACCAGGTTCTGGATATACTAAGTATAAAACATGAGAAGAGCCAGAACTATATCCTGTTAAACCTATTTCTCTATCAAGAATTACTACGGTTGTTGAAGTACCAGTATTGAGTCTACCGCTAGCAATAATGCTATCAGCATAATGATCCTGTACATTTATAAAGTCTCCGGGCCTTAGAAAAGAGGCATTTATACCTGTTGCAAAGGTTAAAATTTCTGTCTCTTGAGTATCGGTAAGTAAATGCCACATACCTACTCTGCGTGCCTGTCCTTCAGAAGTACAGCCAAAAGCAACAACATCTTTTGATATAATTCTATCTTGAGAAAGAATATTAGGAGTATCTTCTATAGTTAGTATGGTTTGTTTATAGTTTTCATCAGGATTTGACCAACTAACATTTATTTGATTAGTTCTAGCCTGCTGTCCTGTGTAGGCATAATTAAACATTCCTTCTTCTACGTTACCATTTGTAAAAGTATAAACAGGTTCTTTTAAAGTATCCTGAACTGGCGTAAGTTGTCCGTCAATCCAATATAGCATTCCACGAAATGAAGAAGCTAAATCTTTCAATACTTTATAAGCTTCTGTTTGTTTTTTAAAGTAAACATTACACGAAAAACGAGGTTCAGTACCACCTTTTCCATCCGGTACCAACTCGTCACAGTGTCTAGCGATTTGGTATAAAGCATACTTATCAATATCTGCTTCATCTATAAACTCGCCGAGGCCTATTTCTCTATCTGTGAGTATATCGTAAAAAATCCAAGCAGGATTATTTGTGTATACTTTTGATTGATTTATTGCGGGAGTGTTAGACTCTAGATCTCCTCGAAAAGTACCGTCCCAAGTAACGTAGGCGCTGGTATCTGCTCCAGTTGTTTTATTTCTGGTATATTTTGCTTGATTACTACCGGTCTCTTCTCGGGTGAAATAGTTTGTAGGTACTTTTACTTTTTTACCGCGAATGTGATAAGCCCTCTGGGGCGGAGTAGCAAAGTCTTCTGCTGTAAAACCAACTATCGCATATGCGGACAAAGGAAATCGTAGTTTCTCTTCAACTATAGCTTCTGCTGATTTTAAAATAGTTCTTCCAATAAATGTATGTTGATCCACTGTGTAATCAGCAGTACTATCAGGAGACAACCTTTTTACACCAATTCTCCAGTCTTCTAGGGGTTGAAAAGGTGTTAAATCAATTTCAAATTCTTTAATAAACTTTACTTTTTGATTTGTTTCTTTTATTAAACCATTTGCTATGCCTGTTTGATTAGAAGAGTCTCTCGTTCCTCCTTCTGCATAAAGATTATTTGTTTGAGTTTTATATACGTTAGACCAAGAAGGAACAGACTGAGTAAAATCTGAACCCCCGTAATTTTTCCCCGCAATGAGTATTTTTGTATAATCTGACGCGTTTGCGTCTACTTTATATTCTAGTACTATTTGAAATTCTGCATGTGCGATTCTATCCTTTCCTTCATCGGTAGTATTACTGAGTCCTCCTGGAAATTCTAAAGCAAGGACTACTCTATCCACTTCCTCTTTTGTATTCTGAGTAAAAGAAAAGGCACCGGCATTTACAAAATAAGTAGATTGACCAGAGGAAGGATCATTTGAAGTATGCCACTTTAAATCATGATTTGGTGAAATCATATACGAAGCAGATGCTTCCGTTCCCGGAATATCGTGAGAAGGTTGATATCTAGTTCCTGGGTAAACTACAGCTCCTGCATTTTCATAATTCAATTTTGCAGCGCCAGTACTTGTTGTTTTAGTAGGTAAAGCTGGGCTTAGCTTAATTGCAGCCGAAGAGTTTGTAGTAGTTGGAGCCGTTTCAAGAACGCAGGTATTAACATTAGTAATAGAACTAATCTTACTTACGTGATCTATTTTTACGTCGGTTCCGCTTGCTACTCCTGCACCTATTGGGGGGTAGATAAAAGCTGCATTATTAGTACCACTTCCATCACTCGCAACTCCCGTAATTATACCAATATACTCCCCTCCGTCTCCAGCTGCGCCTGGTATACGAATACTATAAGCTACAGGATCATAAATAGAGTTGGGAAGGTCAGTTGCTGTACCCGTAACTTTTCTTGTTTGTACTGATGAAAAAGTATTATTATCAGCTACAACAATACGTTGTTGATTTTCGTATATTGCTGCACTAAGAGTAGAGCTTTTTCCGGCTCCTTTAATTTGTACATATCGAGCATTGTTATTAAGATCCGAAGTAGAAAGTCCTGTAAATAAACCAGTATTATTTGAATCAACAACACTACTTAAAGTAGTTGAAGAATTGTTAGCACTGCAAGTTCCTTCTTTCGAAAGAAGAGCTAAAGATTCTTCACTATCATCTATAAGAGCGGTATCGTTTAAATAGACTCCGGAAAGTCCTCCAACTAAACCCTCAATAGGCCCTGCGCAGAGAAGGTCATAAATTATTCCTTTTTGTTTTTCATATAATCCGTGTCTTACACCAGTCCCACTAGTTCCATTGGCAGCATCTTGTGCTGCTCTTAAGGCGGCGTCGAGAGTTTCGTCAGTTATAACAGTCATAATTTATCCTACTTCATCTTGAAGCTAGTAGCTCCCGCTTTTGTTCCTGCATCTAAATTACCAATTCCGGCACCATTTCCTGCTGCACCCATACCTCTAAACGAGACTCCAATTGGGGCACCTCCTATTCTTAGCTCTCCATAACAGACTGGAACAGGATAACCTTGTTGTACTGTATTTACAGGGCCATTAAATAAATATCCTTCATTCTCTTTCGTATCTGTTTCTGGCCCAGGAGCAAGAAGCTGGCTAACTCCTTGTATGGCTAAACTTGTAGCTATTGAGGTTACTACCGTACCTATTGTACCTTCAAGGGCCAGACCTGCGGGACCTGCTACAACAAAGAGTACAATTGCTGCTAAAATTTTTGCGCCCGCAGATTTTGATCCTGCAGGTACTTCTGTTATGATTATATCTTCATCATAAACTTTAAGTAATAATTCTTCAGGATGCTCCAGAAAGTCTTTTCCTCTTTTTATTTCATACCCTACACCGGCATCTGCCGCTTCGACTAAATGCTGACGAAAGCCCGGAGTTTGACATTCGATTAACTTAAAAATATCTCGAATATTTGTACAACTAGTCTCCCAGCTTTCTCCAAACTTTGATATATTACCTATTAATTTAACTTTTTGCATAACGTACAAATCTCGTTTTGTGTTTAATCCACAAGGGATGTAAGCTTTCTCTGCAGGATAATCTATTTACTGCATGGTGTAAAAAAATATCTTCTCCGAGATAAATTCCGCAATGGTTCTCTACATTGCAATATACTTGAAACAAAATTCCGTCTCCAATTTCAGGGTCTTCAACTTCTTCAAAGCCAAAATTTTCAAACAAGTCTCCAAAATAATCAAGACCCTGTTCCCACCAGTCATCTTCGAATTGTATTGTCGGTAAATTTATACTAAATTTTTGAAAATAATAATCTCTCACCAAACTGTAACAATCTGAAGTTCCAAAATTATAGTCTCGACCAAGTAGTTCATTATTTAATTTTTTAGGAATATACTCGTACTTTTCGAAGTTTGGTAAAGAATATATAATATAAGGTATTCCTAAAAAATTACTTGCTTTTTTATCTGCTTCGCTTGGTTCACAAGAAAAGTCTGGATGACTATGTACTATTGCGTAAATATCTCCCGTTAGTTGTGCGCGAAGATAGTCTTCTGAAGGAATTTGAAAGTCTTCTTTTGGATTCTCTGCTTGATTTTCACAAGGTATCCACTCTATTTTTCCTTTTTTATTTACTAGTAGTCCGCAACCTTCTTCAGGGTATTTCTCCATAAAATGTAAATAAATACTATCTTCTCTGTACAACACCGGGGTAGCCTCCATATGGCAGTGCTATTCTTGAATCTCTTGCTCTAATAAATCCCCCATTTCCATCAGGAACTGCCTGGAACCTCATAGCACAAGAAGTTAAAGTCTTTCCACATATATCGCCTTGTGTCCATATGTCCCCTTCTTGAAGAGAGGTATTCCATGCAAGCGTTTGAGTATTTCTTTTTACTTTCCATAAAAAAGAGTTTTTTACAAAATAAGTATTATATCGTTTATCTTTGTATCCTTTTACAGTAATTGGTGAATCTCCATCCGCTGTCGGTACAGTAGGTTGTAAATAAACCCAAACCCTTCTCCAGCTTGCGCTTGTATCACTTGGAGCAGTACTTGTATTTGCTAAGCATTGCCAATAGTTTTTTACCCCACTTGCTGCGGCTAATATCCCGGGCCCTGTTATTTCTTGAAGATTTGATGCAGTAGTTGAATAATATGTTCCTGATGTAAAAGAAGATAGTGAATCTGCGTCTGTAAAAGAAATAGTAGAGGGTAAAATATACTCATCTTCAGGGGACATATATAAAGTATATTCTGTTCCGGCAACTGTAATCTTATTGTCTGCTCTCCAGTTACAGCCTCCTATTTTTTCTTTCTCAGGTCGAGAAGTATAGGCATTACTTGCGTATTTTTTAGCTCCTGCCGCAGTATATCTCCAAGGACAAGATCCACCAACTATAACTCTTCGTGGCAATTGAACTCCTGCTAAATCAAAAGGAGCTGCTAATTCAAATTCTACTTGTAGAACATTTTTTCCGCTTATTCTATCAATTACATAGGTTGTCTTAGGAAATTCAACAGGAGCATTTCCATTTCCAGTATCTCCAGATTCTCCTACTAAATACTTTTTTAAAGTGGTTCTTCTAGTAATTCTTTGACCGATCAAATCTTCAAAGTCTAATCCCCCAATCGCTGACGAAAAAGTACTTTGTAGATTTGCTACAGTTAACTTAGGACGATTCATTGCTCCGTCTGAACTTATATCAAAATTTTCCGCCTCTATAGGTATAGCGATGTAAGTTCTTGCGACACCGCCGGAGTCTCGAAACTGCACTTGCGTTAAATCTGAGTCTAATCCATCAGAGAAAAAATACGCAAAACTTCCATCAGTATACTCTAAATCATAAAGTATAATAATAGAGGAGTCGACTCCCTGGCTTTGTACATCTTCAACAATTGCTGTCATGATTCATATACTCTTCTAAAGGTAGCTGTTAAAGAAAAATGACTTCCATTTGTGTATGTTTCATTTACGCTTTCACAAACTACTTTTATTGTTTTTTCATTATCAGTAGTACTATCTAGTACTCCGGTCGTTTCTTCTGTTGTCGCATTATCGGGCACAGTAAAATTAAACGCAGTTACTCCATTTAAGCTAGTTAAATAGCCTGCAATATTATCGGCCTCTTCCTTTGTTCTGTTCTTAAAGTTTACCGTATACGTTTCATCTATATTATTTATTCCCTTTGTTGATCTTTGCTCGTAGCCATCGCCAAATTTTATTTTTCTTACTTTTGGTTTTGCACTTCGAGTCATTCCACGATCAGGAAGAATAGTAAGACTTCCATAAGCTGAAGTTGTAGTAAATCCTAATGCCATTATGCTGCTCCAAACGGACTGAGTATTCCGCCAGGTCTCTTTTGTTTTTGTAACTCGTCTTGGACGGCTTGTGCAAGAAGCTTTCCTAACTCTCCGCCTCTCTGATCATCTGATTGAGACTCAGTTTCTGCGTTTCCATCATTTGACATATTTACACTGATTGAAACATTATTAGTATTTGCTGCGCCACCGCTCTTCATCTCTACCGGAATCTTTCCGCCGCTTGGAAGAGGAACCACAGCTTCTGTACCATGAAGAATTGCTGGGTATCCTGCATTTCTTCCGCGAGCGATTCCTCCGGTTGCGTACCCTTTCATAATACCACCATAGCGAGCAGGAGCAAATATATTTAGTAAGGCACTAAGAAAGCCTCCACCGCCTCCAGCTCCTCCGAAAAGACTTCCTAGAAGGTCAGGAAGTCCTTTAAACAAAGAACTAAGACCTTCGCCGAAACTTCCAAATACATTTCCCATTTTTTCTAGAAAACCTCCATCAGCGTTCTTATCGAATACATCCGCAAAATCACTAATAAAATTACTAAACATGCCCCCTGTTCGTACTCCTCTATCTTGAGTATTTCCTACTATTACATCGTTTCCTTCTTGGTTAAGTGTCCTTCCGCCTTGTTTTGTCCCAAGAAGCATTTCCCAAAAACCTTTTCTAGGCTCGCCTCCGCTCGAGAGAGGGGTTAGTGGAGTAGTGGGTCCCCCACTTGGCACAGTTGGAGGAGTGCCTGTACCCGGAGGAATAGTAGAACCCGAAGGAGTAGTAGCAGTCCCTCCCGAAGCCGCAATAATTCTAGCGGCTATAATATTTGCTCCTTGTGTTGCTCCTGCTACAATTCCTGTACTTATTGTTGAAGCGCCCGTAGTTGTAGAAGTAAGTATAGCTGCTGCCATTTTTTCATCAGGATCTTTAGCTCCCGTTATTGCTTTCATTATTCTTTTTGTCATACTTTCAGCTAAAAAATCTGCTACAGAGTCTAGCACACCTTTAGCAAGTTTTAATAAAGAATCTTTAAAACTACTTTCAGTTCCTTTTATAAGAGCTGCAAGGCCGGATTTAAGATTATTCTCCAACGATTGCATAGCTACTTCTTTCATTTGTTGAGAAACACTTAACTGGTTTCTCATCTCTTCTGTCTGATCCCTTAATAGCTGAAGATTTTGAGTTTGAAGCATTATCTCTCTGCCTCTTGCATCTACAGTTTTTAACATTTCTTGGCCACGGGTTTTTTCCAGCTCGTTTCCCTTTTCTATTAACTGTAAAGCGGCTGCCCTGTCTTTTGCGGCTAGTTTTTGAGCACGAAGTATACTTTGTTCTGTTTTAAAAATCTTTATTTCATTTTTACCAATTGCTACTTTATCTTTTATCTCATCCTTAATTAATTTAGTTTTACCTTTTGATAAGTTAAAAGCTGTTCTATCTAAAGCTACAGAAGCCGAGTTTGAAAGAGTTTCAATTTCAGCTAGGCTTTGATAAAATGTCATTAACTCTTTTATTACTTTTAGTCGTTTTTCTTCTGCTTCTGTCTTTTCTCCATTTGCTTTTGCAGTTGTTTCAATTAAAAATTGTTCCTGAGATAACTTATCAAGAAAAGTATCATACTCATTTAAAGGAAGCAACTTAGTATATAGTTGTTGTGCAGTTCTAGCATTTTCTTGCTGTAATCTTGTTAACTCAGATATATTTGCACTTAGTGATTGAATTGCGTCTCTTTGCTCAAAAATATCTTTAATACTAACATCTTGTCCTTTTTCTAATTGTGTTAGTAGTTGTAAATAAGCTTGTACTGCGGCATTATTTTTAAATCGAGCATTTGTACTTTCGTCTATTATTTTCTTTTCATCAAACAGCACTTTTACTGCATCTGATAATTTTGAAGTTCCTACGTCTTGTTGGTCAATAAAGTCTGAAAAGCTTTTTCCAGCATTTACGCTGGATGCTATTAATTTTTCGAGTGTATCTCCGTAAGTTTTTCCCGCAGTAGCGGCATTTAAGGCAGCTGCTTCTGCACCTCCATACCCTTGCTGAGATTCCTTAATCGCGAGTTGAGCAACATCTAATTTATCCGCTAGCTCTAGAGTTAAGTCACTTTGTTCTTGAATATAATTATTATACTCGTCTTGAAGAGTTGTTAGCTGTTTTAACTGAATAACACTTCCAAGGTAGCTCGTACTTATATTTCCTAATTTTTTTCCATATGCTTCTAAATACCTGTTTCCTAAATCATGACTGTCATTAAGAATATTTTGTACTTGAATAAACTCTTCGGTTTCTCCTAATAAATTTGTAATCTTATCGGCCATATAGTCAAAGGAATCTGCAGTTTCTGCTGCTGCATCTTTAGTTTTAAAGAAAGAGTACACCAATGTTCCTAATGTTGCAATTAGTGAAAGCCAACTAACTGCACTTAAAGCCAATGTTATAGCTCTACCCGCTGCTACAAATGCTTTTGCTATTCCTGCGGCTGCGGCTTTTGCAGCAACTTCCATACCTTTAAAAGCTACTTGTGCATTTAACTTAGTTTTTTGCCACATTCTAGAAACTGCAGTGGAAGTGGTTTGATTAATTTGACGAATCTTTGCCATAGTTACTTGAAGATCTGCAACTTGGCCTTTGTTTAGATTTCTATAGTTTCCTCTTTGCTGTCTTATACTTCTCTGTAGCTGTTTTAATTCGTTTTCTTCTACTGTCTTACCTTGAGCAATTCTTGCAACTATAGAGTTATTTCTAAGCTTTGCTTTTTGTTGAAGAGTTCTTGCTTCTGCTTGTACCTCTTTCTGTAGTTGAGCAGGGTCAATTAATCCCTCTTTTTGTTTTTTTATGTTATCACTGAATTCTTTATTTGCTTTTGAAGCATCCTCAAACGAGGTCTTTGCAGTTTTAGAAAAATCTTTTAATCTATCTTGAAAAGCTCCCACTCCTGGCATTGCTGCATTTACAATTTGAGCTGTAAAAGGAGCGAAAGCAAGAGCTATTAATTCGGGCATTTCTTGAAGAATTTTTGCTATGGGAGTTAAAAACTTAACTGAAAAGCTTTTTATCTTGTTTATGATATCATCAAAAGAAGTAGCAAGTTTTGCAAATTCATTTGCACCTCCCCCTGTAACAGCTAGAACTTTTGAATATTTTTCTTCTACTTGACCAAGTACATCTGCAGTTACTGCTTGGCTTCTTTGAAAAGCAGTAAGAGGGCCTTTTATATCTAAATTATCTTTATATTTTTGAGTTGCTTCATCAAGTCTTAATATAATACCTAATTCATCAAGAAGTTCTGGCTCTGCTTTTGTAACACCACGAACTAATCGATTAAAAGAGTCTGTTAAATCTCTACCAAGAATAGTAGAAGTTTCTCGGGCCGCTTTACCTAATTTAGTAATTTGATCTGGGGTTAAGCCTGCAGCTGTGCCTATAGCCCCTGCTTGAGCAGCTTCTCTAAATGAGAGCTGTGCGCCTGTTGCTCTTTGAATATCTTGAGTTAAAGATTTCATAGAAGTACCTACAGATGCAGTATATGCCATTTGCCCTTCTTCTAGTAGCTTTAGAGAGCCTGCATCCTTTAGGAAGTTAAACGCGGCGGATACAGCAAAGATCTGCGCTGCAAGAGTTGCATAAGCAGGAACAAGACCTCCAGAGATGCCTTGTGCCATTTTAGAAAAGTTTTTAGTACCATTCGAAGACGCTTGAGCAACACCTTTGGTGTTGCGTTCAGTATCTTTAGCGGTTTTGCCTGTTTTACCTAAAGCTTTATCTAGCTTATTGGCATCTACTGCCATTCGCTTAACAGTACCTTTATCATCGACTATTACATCAATATATACTTGTCTTTTCTTCGCCATTATCCTGTAACCGTATGGGCATTACTGCCGCTTTTAGACCTTCTTTCAGCCTCTTTTCTCTTTTTAGTTGCTTCTTCGGCTCGATATTCTATAAGTATAGACTCATATAACTTTGCAAAGTATACTGTAGTTTTTATATCCTCAATTTCATAAGTAGAGAATATAAAGTTCGCAGAAGACCAGTCTTTTCCCATATAGTATCCGGACATGCTGTCCCATCTATCGGGAAGTAGTCCGAACACAAAAAATGCCACCTGCACTTCTTCAGGAAAACTAGAAGTGTCGAGTGGCATCTTTTCGGGATCTGGTTCTTGACCAAGCTGTTCACACAGCCTCAAATAGGTTTCTATGTCTACATTGGATGTAGTTTCTTTTACACTGCGCCTTATAAGAGAGTTTATTCTCTCTACTTGCGCCCAGTAAAATTTTCTAAGTCACCTACTGTTTCTGTTACCCAAGTATCGAAAGAGCTTGCGTTTTTCATCAACAACTCTGCGTTTTCTTGTGTAAAGGGCAGTTCATCGTCTGGATCAAGATCTCCTGTATCTACCAAAAGAAGCTCTTCTAGGTATCGATACTTCAGGCCTTTCCATCCTTTAATTACTGCTTTTGTATATTCATTTAAAAACTTCTCATCATCAAGGTCTTCTTCAGGCTGATGAGTTCTCTTATTAAACTTAGTGGTAACACACCTTTTTCTTAGTTTTACAAGTTCTTCTCTAGCTAAGTAGCAAAGATCTATAGTCATGCCTGTGTATCCAGGAAAGTCAATAGTAACAGTTTTACTAGCAGTCATAAGACTGGCTAGGGAAATAGGGGTATCGCTCATTTATGAATCCTTTAAAAAATTAAAATAGTAAGTTTTATACCGTATAGTATATAGGAAGGGAGGAGGTTTGTCAAGAATTATTTTTTGGAGGTGAAGAAAAAAGGGGCCGAAGCCCCTTAAGTTCTTTTAAGCACCTACATATTTGATGGTTGCTTCGTTTGTCAAAGATATACCAGAAGGTAATCCATGGAAACTTGTCTCTAAAGAGATAACATCTTCGATACCGTGAGCGGGCACTTCGAAGTGCGCTGTTGGCATTGCAAACTCTACTCGAGGAGCTGCAGTACCACCGATCTTGAAAGTGGTAGCAAATGAGTTTGTAATCTTTGCTGCCGCCGCAGTTGCTGTCATGTCATTAAAGAAGTCCGTAGACGTTCCCGTATTCGTATTAGAGTCAAGACCCAGATAACAAGCAAAGTTACCAGTAACTGATCTTGCTCCAGTTACGTGACCCGTAGGAGAGTTTACCTGACCTAACGTTTCAGGAGTAATATAGCTGATATTATTCGAAACTGTAATTGATCCGCCAGTCAATGTAAGGGTATAAGTACCACCACCACTTCCTGGAAAAGTTGTGGTATCGTTTGCTGTAACTACAAGCTGAGTCAATCGATTACGAATAAAGTTATCTGTTGCTGTAATATCTTCAGTTACAGTGGCTGTTGGAGCGCTATCAGAAGTAAGTGTAGAAGCAAATCCCGACCAATTAATAGTTGCTAGACCATCAATATCGAAGTCAATAGATGCTTCATTTACAACAGCACTAGCACACTTGTATACCTGAGGATTAGACTTACCTGATCCTAGAACAAAGAAAATATCTGCGGTTCCTAAAGTAGCTTTATTAGAAGAGCCAAAAGCAATATCAAGATCCGTTGTATCTGCTGTAAACCCTGTAAAACTATAATCAGTATAAGTTGCGGGTCCTACCATTAAAGCCCAAAGAACTTCTTCAACAGCATGATGACTGTTTGCAGTATCATCTGCTGCACCGGATCCCGTTCCTGCTGATTTAAAAGGACGCATGTAAGTAGAGAAAGACCATTCCACAGGAGCAAGAGAGTCGTTAAATAACGCCCGTCCTCGCTTACTGTTACCACTAGTATCCTCCATTTCTGCCAGAGTTACCTCTGTTGAGTTTGTTGCTTGCGAAAAGCTGAATCCATCAAGTACGGGGACTTCCCAAACTGCGGACCCAATTTTGATGAACACTTTTGTGTCGCGACTAAAATATAAAGTATCGACTGCCATAGTTTTCTCCTATGTATCTTGAAAAGACTTGGACGTGAACATTTGTTCTTGCCAGAATTTTCTAGTATTGAACCTCTATTAGTATTTCTCCTACACCTAGAGGTTCGAGTACGCCTTCATCAGTATTTATACTGACGACGGTAATTTGATTAGTAGCAAACAGATTATTTTGAGCATCACTATATTGTAATCGTGAATTTTCCTCTATAACTGTTTCTACATCTTCCATTAGTAAGTTTAATGCTTCTTGAGCATCCTCTTCTTGCACATAACATCTAATAGTAATAGACAAAAATCTATCTTTATATCCTGCTCCTTGATATTGTCTGCTCTCAGTGCCAGCATTCAAATGAATTGCAGGAAACTCCTCTACTTCATCCCAAAATTTTAAATAAGGATGAACATTATTAGCTAGATCTGATAACATTGCACCAGAGCCGTCTATGGTTTTTAACTTTTCAACTAGAGCATTAAGTATATTTGCTCTTCGAGACGTGTAAACTCTTTCTGTCATTAAAGTCTCCTAGTATAAAGTTTAGTAGTTACCATTTGTGCTGCTATCTCTCTAATTGATTGATCTATCAGCGTTCTTGGATCTCTTTCAATGCTTGAAAATCTAGATCCACTAGACTTCTCAAAAACTTGATAAGGATCTCTTTGGTAAGTATATCCTACACTTATAAATCCTTTTTTAGTCTTTTGTACATCTAAAGCTCTAACACTAGACGCGAATCTTCCAGTTCTATTCTCTAATGCAGGAGAGCCCATATTTGCAGATACCGTTTTACTAAGCTGCGAATTTAATAGAGCAAGTAAACTAATTGTTGATCCTGCTCTACTTTCTTTAGTATCAAACACTACTTTTGGAGCTTTAGTATTATCTTTAAACTGCTTTCCCTTTCCAGCTTTTACTTTCCTTTGCGTAGATTCAGAGCTTTTTTTATTATTTATTTTTTTCTTTTTTATGTTATTTCTTACGTTCTTTCTTCCCTTTCCAACATCTGCAAACTTGTTAAGGGTTCTGTCTATTCTTGTCTCGACTGGTGTAGGAGAACTTGATAAGTTTTCCATGCCCATTTTTTCAACAATTTTTCCTAGCGTATCACTAAGTTTAGGAGCTAATTTTGCTTCTACCTCTCTTCCATATTTTTTATTAAAAAAGGCGCTTTCTAAAGTTACGCTAATTACGTCAATAGGACTTCCTGGATCCTTTGTAATATTTAGATCAAGCTCATCTCGTAATGCTTTAATAAAAGGAGCTACATCTTTAGAGCCTTTTTGTCCAAAATTAAAAAGAGCATTTTCAACTGCTCTTTTTCTTTGCATCGATACCGCTGTATCACTAAAGTGGCCTACATTTAAAAATTCTGAAGACCTTATTTCTTCTACTTTATTCGTTCTGCTATTGTTCAGTTTTTTAATTTGAGCGTTTAACTTTTTTATAAGCTGTCTTTGAGCATTCTGTTTAATCGTACGGAAATGATTGAATACTTTTCTTGCTCCTTTTCCTTCTTTTGTTGCAAGCATAACTTCAAAGTAACTACTATTCGCTTTATAGTCCGAAGTAAAATAAACTCTTCTAGTGTTTGCATTATAATTTATAGGGTTTAGTCTATCCTTTAAATACTCATACATTGCATCACACTCTGCATCTACAATTTTTTCAATACTTTCCGGTAACTCTGCAAAGCCCCCTCTTCTATTTATTAATTCGTATTTTACTTGCTCTTTTAATTCTTTTCGTGTTAAACGAATAAAATGTACTTTTTTATCAGAAACTAGTAATCTATACTCTTCTGCATTTCTATAAAGATCTTGCTGCAGTTTTAGTAAGACCTTTTGTAAGTTTGCCTGTGCCATTTAAAAGTTCTTATACAAGTCTAAGACTCGCTTAATGTGGTCAGGAAACGCTACATTATCTCGTTGGCTACTAGATGTTTGGTTTTGTATAGTAGCTCCGCCTAAAGTTCTACGCTCTTTATGCTCATCTTTTAAGTAGTAAGTAATTAAATCAATTACTGCTAGTTTTAAGTCATCAGGACAAGAAGCATAACCTGCCCTGTAAACTACTTCTACAGATGCGGGTCCGTGTGGCCAAAAACTATAGCCACCTGAATTAGTTCTTAAAATACTATCAGTACTATAATCAAAGTAATACTGATAATCTGTAGTAGTAAGTGTTTCATAAGCAGAGTCATATGAAGATCTTTCTTTTACGCTTACAATAGTATTAACGGGTGTTTCTGTTAATTGTACTGCGTAAGTATTCCAAGTAATATTAAATGTCTCTGTTTTATCTGTAGAGTAGAAATCTACTAAACTATTACCACAATAGGTTTTTACTAATTGACTCACGGACGGAATCAATGAATTCAATCGCAAATCCTCTTTAGGAGATGCAATTCCTTCTGACTCTTTATACTCCGCTAATGTAATTAAATTTGCCATAAGTCCATTAATAAAAACCTTGGGGAAGGTTGCCCTTCCCCTTGGTTGCTAGCTATTATTAAGCTACTGAATCGATCTTGATACAAGGCTGATCTGAGCCTGCACCTGCGACGATTTCGTTGAAGCCCAAAGATTGGGTAGCAACGATTACACGACGCTGATTCATTACTTCGTAATCCTGCTCGACGGTTACACCGCGGAGTCGTGGGAGTACGTAGTTTCGTGGGTATACTGCAAAAGCTACAGGTACGCCAGCACCTTCGGCTGCAAACTCTTCAGAAACCACAACAGGTGATCCGAAGACTGCTCCGATAGTACCAGTTACCTTGATAGCAAGTTCAGTACCTACTTCATCAAGGCTCTGGAAAGCAGAGTCACTTAACAAGTCATAGTACATGGCTTGGCTTACAATGTAAACAACTTCTGAAGGATTCAGGCCGTACTTGCCCATTTCCTTACGTGCTGCAAGAAGCTGAGCGCCAGTCATGGTAGAGAAGTTGCCTGTACCTAATGAAGCACCATCGATATCGTGCTTAGCAGTTGCTGCTGCACCGTGTCCGTCAAGGCCAGAAATAGTACCGTTACCATTAAGGATAGCGGCTTCTACTGCACGACCGTGTGCACGTGCAACACCTTCAACCAACATAGGCATCAAGTTAACAAGTACTTGCTCGTCAACTTCGTTATCCATGAACGTGCTTGAGATCAAGCGATAAGCGTTCAAGATAACTTGCTTAGGCTGGTAAGTAGCGTTTGATGCGCCACGGTTTTCCAAGTTGCCACCAGTAGCATTAGTTGCCCAAGCTGCGGGATCAACATCTACCTGGATAGGAAGAACTGTGGACTTACCGTTTACAGGAATTTCACGGAACATACGAGCGACTTTCAATTCGTTCATAATTTCCTTCTCGATCAAACGAGATACTTCCTGATCGATATCTGCAGCATTGCTTGCATAATCGATACCTGCCTTCTCTTGGATATCGCTAGCGAAATCCGTATTCCAACCTTTCTGAGTCATAACACCCAACATGTGAGCATTTAAGAAATCCTGACCCCACTTAGTGATATCAGATTTTTCAGCACGGTCAGCGAATACTCGCTTAGACTCACGCATCTTTTGAATTTCTTCAGACTTCTCTTCGAGGTCTTTCTTATATTGAGCAAGAATTTCACCCATATCTGCTTCTCGAGCAGAAAGCTTTTCTTGCATGTCGCTGAGAAGTTTTTCAGCACCTGATTCAACACCAGTTTGAATAGCTGATTTTACTTCTTCTTCTTGCTGTGCTTTAGCAGTTGCTTCAGCAGTAGCTTTTTCTTCAGCTTCTTGTGCAGCTTTTACTTCAGCTGCTTTTTGCTCGGCTTGCTTCATTGCAATCTTTGCAGCAGTTTCCTCTGCTACCTTCTTAGCAAAAGCTTCCAAGTCGACTTCGGGAGTTTGTGTTCCTTCCGACATTTTTGTCTCCTTTTGGGCAATAGCCCCATCCGGTGCGTCACTAGCTAGTAATGATTTTTCATCCTTAGCCAGAGACGGCTCGGCTAGTTCGACACTATTTATGAAAGTTTTTTTGAACTCTTCGTACTCATCAATTGAGTCAAAAGATTTCGCCAGAGAGAAAGTTGCTGCTTGATTGCAAGGAACGGATACAACCGATACTTCAAACAACTCAGCGTCCTTAATCTTTAGTCCGTCAGTTTCCGTGATATAATCAGCATCCTTGACTCGGAAACCAACAGAAAAAGCCCCAAGGATACCTTCTTTAACTAGTTCACAAACATTAGCTGGTGCGGACTTGCTAATCTTTGCTTCTAACTCCAGGCCATTCTCTGTTACTTTAAGGCCTGTAGCTCGACCGATTGGTCGATCATAGTCGTGATTAAAAAGAATAATAGGATTCTTTTCAAAATTCTTTAGTCCGCCTTTTGCCCATGCTTCACCAGAGATAGAATCTCCTGCACGATCAAAATCGGATGTACTTGCCATACCGCGAATCATTACACTTCCATCTTCAGAAGCATGTGATTTAAAAGTAGACGTTAGATTAAATATTTTTTCCATATTAGTTCTCGTCTTTGCTCATTACTGCTGGAGCAGGCTTTGGCTTGGGAGCAGCTTTAGGAGCAGGCTTTGGCTTGGGCTTTGGAGGAGGCGGAGGATTCTCTGCCTTCTTAATCTCTGCCCATACTTCTGGAAAACTTCCTTCAAGAGTTTGAAGTAATCGAGTCCAGCTACCAAAATGGTTTAGGGCCATACCTGAACGAATAGGAACTTCGTTTCCGCATTGATCGTAATCATGCTTTTCAAGAACTTTTCCTTTTTCAAGCATAAACATACCAATTTTTTCTAAAACTTGGTTTCTTACTCGTAATCTAGCCATCGGTGTCGTCTCCTTCTACTGGTCTACCGCCTTCATTTGGATTTGCTGCGCTGCCTGCAATATTTGCAGGTACTCGAAGATCATCATAACCTTCTACTGAATCAAACCCTAAATGGTTCCGTGCTTCGTTTGGAGTGATAACGCCAGCATTTACTAATGAAGTATAATACTGAGATTGGTCTCTTAACTCCGGCTGAAGAGCGGGAATGTCTGTAACATCTTCTTTTAACTCAAATCCAAAGAAACGTTCAAAAGCAAAGTTCATTTTGCGAACAATAGGTAAAACTGTTTCTAAGTAGTACATTCGCATATTAGGTCGAATATTTGCATTGTTTCCTGAGTCTAACATAATTGGGGGAATACCAAGTGATTTTAAAATTATTTTTTCATTTTCTGAAATGGCACTTTGGAAATCTAATTCTTTAAAGTTTACATTTGCAAAAGAATCTATTTCTATACCGCCATCAAGAATAAGGGGTCTCCTTCCTCCTGCGTCTGGCTTATAACGAATACTCCAAGACTGTAACATTCTTTCTTTTATTTTCTCTGATAAAGTATTAGGACTTTTAAGTACTAGTCCAGGAACTGCACCGTTCTTAAAAAAGTTATCCTGAAAATCTCTCATACGCTTCATGAGAATCATTGTACGAAGAGCGGGCTTTAATCGTGAGACTCCTCTATAAATGGAGTAGAAAGAATTATCTTTAATATGAATAATTTCACTTGGTTTATAATCAATCTTTTCGTTAAAAGTAAACTTTTGAATATAAGTGGTATCACTTGCGTGAATAACCATCTTACTAGAAGGTAAGTGGTATAAATGTACTCCATCAAAGTACACAAAGATATTACCATCTAGTAAGAAATCAGTAACAAGATTACGTCTGAACGTACTAATGTCCTGAAAAGGGTTAGGTTCTTTGTTAAGAAGTAAAGAGACTCGCGATCTCTTTATGCCCTTTACTACACTCGCTAAATTCTGAATCTGAGGACCAACTGCAATAGGAATTTCTGCTGTATCGTCTACAATAAGATTTACGCCTCTGTTTACGATTTCAAGATCTTCATAGGCTCTTTCGTATCGGAAAGTAAATTCACGAGACGATTCAGTTTTATGATCAAAGTAGGGCTGTGCAGGATTTAGTTTTTCTTCTAAATTCTCTGCGTTACGTCCTAAAAATTTATCATACCATGCCATGTTTTTCTCGTTGAATCTCTACCCAATTTTCTTGCTTCTTTGCGGTGCCAAGTCCTGGATTTCTGCCATAGACTTTGTGTAACTGCAAATGATGCGCATGACACAAGGTAACTGTATGTTCGTATAACTCTGCCCAGTGTTTTTCTATGAATTCGTCTCTAAAAGATAAAATATTCTCTGGAAGTAACTTATTCTTTTTAACATAAGTATGTACCAAAGGACTTAACGTATGAAAGTGGTGAAAATCTAGTTGGGATGTTTCTCCGCAAATGTAGCACTCAGTGCCTTTCTCATACTTATTTTTTGCTTTATCTCTTATGTATTTTACGATGTCTCTTTTCAAATCCATTTTGTATTACCGAAAGTATATCTAATTTGAGGTGTTATGTCAAATACTATTTTTGACGAGGTGTCATCAAAACCCGCTGTTGCTTGTTTCGAATGAATATAATGCGTATCGCAAAGCATCTGCCATATGTGATGCTCTATTGTGTTTTGGCTTTTCTTTTGCTAAGTTCGGATTAGGATCCCATTGATACTGATCTAAGGCCATAAGACTTTCACTACAAGTCTGACTTACAAATAAACTATCATTATCGACTATACTTGCTACATGTGCAATTCCATCAAGTACGGATTTTTTAGCGTTGATGGTGCTAAGATCATAATTTTGTGCAAAGTCAAATCGAGTCTGCTGAGCAGCAGAGTCAATATAAATATAATCAATATCCCACTTATCCACCAACCTTTGTATCTCATGTGCGTGGTGCTCCGTAGTCCTCTCGGCATCTAAGTACTCGTCTAGAAGATAGTACTTTTGTTCGTCCCAGTCATATCCGATAACACAGAATGCGGTAGGATCTCGGTAACCGACATCCAAGCCAGCAAAAACATCCATTTTGTAAGTTTCCATTCCGTCACAGTTAATAATGCATTTTTGGTGATCAAAGTTCCACACTTGTCCCTCATAGATATTAAAGTCTGCTTCGTATTCTTGTTTGAACTCAGCTTCTGACATAGACTTTCGAGCTTCCTCAATGTCGCTTTCTGATATACGGGGATTGTCTTTATACGTTGCTTTAATTGAAACCCATTCTGGAAAATCATCTATAAATCCTCTATCAAAAAATTCAGAGAACCAATTATTTCGTCCTCGAGGTGTGGATATGAAAATTGCTTTAGAGTTGCCCTTATCCAAAGTAGGACGAAGAGCTACATTAAAAGCATCCTTGCCATCAGCAAGTGCCGCTTCGTCAAAGATAATTAAATCATAAGATCTACCAACACAAGAGTCAACCTGATTTACAGAGCCCATTCGTATAGTAGAACCATTAGATAGTTCAATTACTTTGTCTTTTGCATTATCTTTTGTTACTTCTAAATCAAAATGCTTAATTAAACCACGTTGTAGATCAAAAGAGATTTGAGAAAGAGAGTAGTTGGGAGACATAATTAAAATATTTGAGTTTGGAACAAGAGATACTAACTGTCCAATAATATTCGCAATATATGTTTTTCCCTGTCTACGAGAAAGCGCAGCACAGACAAAACGATATTTAGGATTGTTAATAGCATTAATAATTGCTACCTGAGAAGGCAAGGGCTCAATACCAAGTAACTCCATGTAAGGCTCTACTTGAAGCTTTAAGTATCTGTCTTCTTGAACATACTCGAATAGATACTCTGACAGTATGTCTTGCCTACTAATTTGAATCGCCATTTAGTCTTGTCCCATTGATCTCGTTTTACTATATAGCCTACAGCTTTCAAGTTCTGTCAGCTCTTCTTCCAACTCATCACCTGGCTTATTACGAATACTTTTTTTGTATTCTTCCACGAAAGTAAGGATATGTTTAGTATCTTGGCTAAGGTTGAGTTTTTCCATTTTACTTTTTCCAAAATTTGCCTTGAATAAGTTTCTTTATTACTACAAGAGGTTTGTATGCGAATTTAAATGTCCATTCATATTTGGCATAGTCTTTTTCATATTCACTTTTTGTAGTCCACTTTCTTTTCCAGTTATCTACGTAAAGATCTCCATGTTTGAGTATAGCGTGTCCACCTACTGAAGTAGATATAAAACATACCTGGAACTCTTTCTTAAATAACATCTTTAAAAATTTAAGTCTACTTCTTCCTGCAAGAAGCCAAGCGACTGTTAAAGCATAGTCTTCACAATCGCCTTCGTCTTTTTCTGCATCTACATCCAATACTCTCCAATAATCTGCTGCATTATATTGTTCTGTATCATACTGATACACAAAAAGATTATTAACTTTTTCTACTGCTTGGAATCTTGTTAAGTTCATTGTTTTCCACTATAAGCATTGGCCCCAAAGAAAGCACTTACCAGAGCGGCTATAGCTACAAAGTAAGTGGGTGCTATATCTCCAATAATTTTTGCTGCACTTTCTAATCCGAAAAGACTGGTACAAAAAATGCCAAAAGGATAAAGTAACATTCCAAACAAAGCAAACCATGTCATCTTTCTCATGGCGTCACGTTGAGCATCCTCGTCTTCTAGCTTCTTTCGTTTGAACTCAAGATGCATTGCTAATTCTTCGTCTGTAACTACACCGTCACCGTTTACGTCTGCTGGATGATGTTCACTCATTACCACTTCACCTTATCTGCCCAATATGCTGCTGACATTTTGCCTTTGGCAATGTTCTTTGCATGACGAGCCTTGAAGCTTGCTCGCTTCTTTCTCATTGCTTCTGATTCTCCAGCTTTTGGCTTACCTGCTGTTTTAGCTCCTTGTTGACCAAAACGAATAGTCTTAACTTTTGAACCTACTTTTGCCACTACAATATGTGACTTTTTAGCATGTCCTGGAGTTCTTTTTGGTTTATTAAAACCAGAAACACCCGCACGTTTTACTGCCGGATGTTTTTTCTTAACGCTTTTTCTTTTTACTGCCACGTTTCTTCCTTTTCGCAAACGTACTTACATACGTTGGCTTGCCTCCTGGATTGCCGGCGGCTCTTTTACGACGAATAGCGGATTTTCTTTGTGCTGGAGTCATTGACGATGCTTTAGAGGCAGGAACACACTTAGGATATTTCTTTTTTCCTGACTTGCTTCTTCCGCATTTTTCGAAACCCCCGCCCTTCTTAGGACGGGAGATATCAACCCACTTTTCTCCAAACCATCTAGTTAACCCACCTGGTGGTTTGATTCCTGCCATTTTAGTCTCCCGGACTAACGCTTAGAAGGTCACTTCTTCTTTTTACCCTTCTTTTTCATAATTGCTTTTTGAAGTGCAGGGGGAAGTTTCTTTTGAGCAGCAGTTAAACCACCCATAGACTTCTTTTTACCCTTGCCTTTCTTAGCTGGACGTCCTCTTTTACTTCCGTAAGTTCCTTTTCCTCTTGGCATTACTTGCTCCCCATGCGGTACTTACCGCCTTTGGCTTTATAAGTTTTTACAAGCCATCCATTTGCATAAGCTGAAGGATATACTGCAAACTTCCGCTTTGCTTGAGCCTTTACTCTTGCATAGAGTTTTTTATTCGTCGGAACTGGCTTCTTCTTCGTTGTCTTCCTTTTCTTCACTGCCATCTACTTCTCCATACCAAGTAGCTCGGCCTTCTTTACCGGCCTTTTCGTATTCAAGGGCTTCTTCTTCTGTATCGAATCTATGTAGCCCAGTGTCGTCTTGTATTTGCCAGTGATCGACTTTTTTAAGTATAGTCATTATTTACTCCTTTTGAGTGGGTAAAGTCGCAAGTACAGTCATAACAAATATCATTTATACAACTTTCGCAATTTTTACCGCAGTGACAGTCATGTCCACATTTTCCACACTTTTTCATAGTAGTCTCCTATGTGTTACTGTGCTGAATATACATCTATTATAGAGCACATTATTTTAAATGTCAAGAAATTTTTTTGACTAGGTATCGTTTACAAGAAAACTATGAGTCCTATAATAAAGCCTATGTTAAGACCTATAGAACATACCAAGAGAACATCTTTATAGAATCTATAACGTACATATTCGTACATCAGTCTGCAAGGGGATTATCGAGAGCCCTCTGCAACTTATTTTCCAATCTCGTCTCTAGTTCCTTGATTTCTCTACTAGTGTCGGATGTTAAAGCGTCTCGTTTTGCTTCAAAACGTTCGCTCGCCTTATCTATCATATCTCGTACTTTTTCTTCTGAAGTACGAACTTTGTCTTCTGCTCTATCTGCCTGCTTTTCTATTCGCAGTATATCATCTTTAAGACCTGACTTAATGTCTCGAGTATATTCAATAGCGTCGTCAAGTTTTTGTTCAATTTGTATATTCCGGCTTTCAATTGCATCTATATCAATGTTCTGGACAATTTCTTTCATGTCCATATAGTCTGCGTAAAACTCGAAGGCAGCCCAGGAAGCACCGCCCAGAGTAGAAAGAGCTGTAAGAACTACAGCCATCTTTCCTCCCTTAAACGTCATTCCTGCTACTTCAAATTCTGCCATTAGTTGTTTCCTGTTGCTATAACCGATTGCGGGTTTGGTAGAGTAGGTTCGTTGTCTCCTACAAATTTTAAGTTCCTGAGATTATTTAATTCTGCTTTTAACTTTTGTACTTCCATACGTTTCTTTTCTAACTCTAGCTTATATAGTGTATTGCAATTGATTCTTTCTTTGGGTCCTCCTATGGGGACCGTTATTCTAGCGTATACACTAACGTCTTTCTCTTGTCCTAAGGAAGGCGTATTTGTAGTATCGAAAGCATTATTAAATGGAGAATCATATCCCTCATTTAATATACCAACTACTCCAAACTCTAAACTAGTTGCGGATCCAATAGCATTTTGACACTCTAAGCCATCTGCTCGTATTCTATCCGAAGCATAGCTTTGAGGGCTGCTAGGTAAGTTTAGGTTCAAAGAGCTCGTATCGGCTCTGACCTTCCCTGCAAGTACTAAAAAACACAGTACTGCGATTATAAAAAATTTCATTTATTTCACTTTATTCTTGAACAAATTTTAGAAGATATAACAGAGGCTTCCTGCCCCGGTACCTTTAGTATCTTGGAAGTAGAGCATATAAATCTTGCTTTTTTAATATCTTCTTTACGAATATATACTTCTATCTTCTTTGAGCTTAAATACTTTAATTTTAATATTTCATCACTGCTACCGAACCTAATTGGCTCCATATCATCTGATAGAACCGTAATCTGATAGTACTCTATCTCTTTTCGTTTATTTAATAACTTCATCCTAGCCACGTAGATACCAGGTAAGTACGATGGAACTAACTCTGGATAAGCTGGGGTAAACTCATGAGAATAAACACTATTAGCTGTGAGTAATAATATAATTAAAAATATATATCTCATTATTGCGCTATACACTCCGCAGTTACTGTTGCTGAGTAGTTACCTGCAGGAAACGCTTTGTTATATCCATATGCAGCAGTTGAAGTTACATCAAACCATACACTACCTGCGATAGATAAATCAAACTCTACAGTATTATTGTAAGAGATTTTTCCTGATTCAAAAGCAGACATACTTGCATCAGAGCTTTCACCTACTACAACTGCACCAGTCCAAGTCACATTATCATCAAGCGTAGGGCTTTGAGAAAATTGATTAGGATAAGTAACAGTAGCATGGTATGCATTTGCTGTTACAATATCATAGCGAATTCGTGGTTTAACACCACCATCAGTAGGATTTGTACTGAGAGTGTATGCATTAGGGTTTCCGTAAACGCCATCCGTGTCTGTAGTAATTACACACTTAGATTCTACAGTTCCATTAATAGGTACTGTAGCGGCTACTGTTTGGGGTATTAAAATAGCAGAAGCTAAAATGGCTGCGAATTTATTCATTTAAAACTCTCTAGTGTCCTTGGACACGCTTGTGATAATTTAATTATCGTATTGCAAGTCTTTCATTTTCTCATGCAATAGCTGCTGCGCAAAAATCGCTCTTCGAGCTTTTCTATTATCAGAGATTTCTTTTTGTTCGAATTTAAGAACATCGTTATACTCTCCTCCATCTATTGATTCAAGATAGGATTTGGGTATGTAGTTTAACGCAAATAATGCTTGTTCTTGTAGTATCGCAGAATCATTCATCATTTGTGAGTTTAGACCTCCGAGTAGCTTCTCTAGATCTACTTTAATTTTTTCGTTACGTTTCTTGCGCTCATACTCTTCTTGCTCTTTTTCTCTTTCGAGTTCTGCTTTCTTTTCCATTTCTGCGCGAATAAACTCATCTTGTAAAGGGTCTTCAAACTCTACTACAGGAATAATGTCTTCTAAATTGTAAGGGACTTGATAGTCGGGACAGCTTGGATCGCTTTGAGGATCAAAGCAAGGATCATATTGATAAGTGTAGGTAACAGAAGCGTTTTCTACAGAACCTTCGCCCTGAATTTCGATAGACCCGTCTCCCCAACGTTGAAGAGGTATAGCTCCTACTGGAATTACTTTTCGAATACCAGTGCCAGGAAGACCCGACCAATCATCTTCTTCCCTAAAAACATAGCCATCTCCAAGTGCATCTTCATTTTGCACATAGACGACCATATCATCTTGAACTTCTTTTACGGCATCATATCTATAAATTACATTACTAACTGTAAGACCTGCCTGCTGTGGCAGTATATTTTGCATAACCCAGTTATAACTTGAACTGGCTGCATTCTGAGTTGTACCGAATACTTGCTCAGAGTAAGAGGAGGACGAGTAAGCTAGCAACGCTACCAATACCCCACAATGTCTTTTTAGTAGTTTCATTCATTTTACCTTCGTCTTCGTCAGCCACTGGCTGTATTTCGGTATGTGACTCCCACCCTGCTTTTGCATCTTTTCCGATCAAACCATCATAAGGACAAGGTGTTCCTGCCATCATCATTGCGTCAAATACTCTCTTATCTTGACACATTACAGACACTGCTGCAACTTTCATTCCCATGTCATACAACGTCTTTGCGTTCTTCAGCTTCTCACAGTTCATGTCTCGCATTGTTGTACCTGCTGAGATACCAAGAATCTGTGTTTGTACTGCTCCTGCCACGCCCACCGTACATAAGTCTGAATTTGATATATTCATTGTCGGTG